AAAAAAAACAAAAAAAAAAAAAAAAAAATTTGAAATAATTTAAATAAAATAAATATATAATATAATATAAAAATGGTTATGATGATCTACAAAGAGTGGGGCGATGATTATGATGATAAACTAAATGCGAATGAATGGTGGGTGAATGATTGGGAATGGTTCAACGAGTTCTTATGTTGTACTTTTAAACAAGAATGGACTTTGGAAGAGTTTATGGCGGAACTACAAAAGGATATTGATGAGGGAAAAACAAAAGATGAATTAAGGGAAAAATGGTTACTTCATTGGTAATTTTTCAAAAATTATTTTCTAAACTATAATATAAAATGGATAAAATTGTTTTTGAAGAAATTATAAGTATTCTTGCTTTGCACGGACGACAAGATTTAATTAGTGAGTTTAAAGAACATGCGAAGATGGATCCCGATTACAAACCTCCTAACTTTATGAGAAGAGATAGTTTAAGTGATAGTGAAGGTTCAGCAACAAGTGAAGATTTAAATTATACTATTGATAAAGATGGATTTTATAGTTTAAAATAATAATTGTAATTATATTTTTTTATTTCATATATTAAATGCCTATATATATGAAAATTGAAAAAGGTACTGCGAAACATAAAAAATGGAAAGCAATATTTAGTCATTATTTAGATGGGAAATTAAAGATAATAAAGACCGTTCATTTTGGAAGTGAAGGAATGAGTGATTTTACAATTCATAAAGATAAAGAAAGAAAACAAAGATATTTGGATCGTCATAAGAAAAACGAGAATTGGAATGACCCTATGACTGCTGGAGCATTAAGTCGTTGGATATTATGGAATAAACCAACACTTGAAGCCTCTATTAAAGATTTTAAAAAAAGATTTAAGTTAAAGTGACGCATTAGTAACAATTCATAAAGGGGTTCGCATATTCGGGTTTTGGTGGTGCTACTGCCCTTCTTAATTGATTCCGTAATGCTTCCTCCTCTGCTTCCTTCTTTTTTTGTTCTTGTTTTTCTGCTTTTCTTGATTTACGGATTTTGTCGTAATTCATGATTGCTTGGAGTTGTGCCTCCTCTAAATCTTTTTTAGTAAATATTGGTTCTTTTTTGTTTTCTTTAAGTGGTTCATCACTTACCTCTTCTTTAAGTTTTTGTACTCTTTTTAGTTTTTGTTGTTTCAATAATTCTTTTTCTTGTTTCTCTAATTCTAAATTTTCTTTTCTTTCTTTTGCTTTTGCAATTCTTGACGCCATAGCCTTCTCCCTTGCGACCTTTAATTTCTCTTTATGTTCTTCCGTCATAGGTGGTCTTTGTTTTCTTGGTTTACCTTTCTTTGTAAGTTTAACTTCAACATTATCGGGTAAGTTAAATATTTCATTTACATTCATATCTTCTCTTTTCGATTTGGCTTTTGGTACAACCTTCTCTACAATATCTTCTTTAGCATCTTTCTCTTCATCAAAATCTTCGATATTCTCCTCAACATTCTCCTCAACTTCTTCGTTTGCGTCAATATCACTCTCATTATCGCTGGGTATGAAATCCATTTGAACTTTCGGTAAAAAATCCATCTCTTTTTATTAAAGTTTAGAAAATATTTTTTTATTATTTATTAAAAAATTATTATTTTTTTTTATTTTTGTATTTCTCATTAAACTTCACTATAAAATATATAAAAAATGGTAAATAAACAAAAGTGTCTGAGATAGAGTTGCGAAAAAAAAGTACTTGGAGGGTATGGTTGAGACAAATTTTTTCGCAACTCTACCCCAGACATTTTTGATTTATACTAAATTATCATTGGGGATTAATTGTTCTGCTGGAGGTTCTCCGTCTTGTTGTGGTTTAGATTTAGTAGTTTTCAATACTTTTTTTTCATCTTTTGTTTGTTCTTCATCAGTATCATCATTATTTGTTGTATCGGGTGGTGGTTTCCTTTCACACATGCATAGGGAACAATTATCATTACATCCAACACGAAACTTACAATAACATCTTGATTTAAATATAACAACTAATAAACCACTTACACCTCCAAGAATTAATCCAGTTGCTCCAGCCAATTCATTTATATTAAAAGATTGTAACAACCCAGTATCAGCCATTTATTATATTAATTATTTTTTATTTTGAAATTAAATATTTTATGTAATATTAATTATACAAATGGATAATCCCCTTGAAGTGAAACCTATTGAGGATGTGAAGAATACTCAACATTCAATAAATAGAACATTAAACCAAATAAAAACTGACATCATTTGTATCAAAGCCGATATATCAATTATTAAAGATTATATCAACTTACAAAAAAAGAAAGAAGAAGAAATATCTAAAGGTTGGTTTTGGAGTTCATAAATAAAAATAATTATCTAAATAATAATATAAATGAGTGATCTACCAAATATCTCTATATTAATGCCGACTTTTGAAAGACGCAAATTCTTACCATTCATAATAAGAAATCTAAAAGCACAAGATTACCCACATAAAAAATTACAATTAGTAATTCATGATGACGGCACAGAACCATTAATTGAAGATTATGTAACTTTTAAAAATGCAATAAATCCAATTAAATTAAAATATATTCGAAATAAAAATAAATTAAGTATTGGGTGCAAAAGAAATTTATTAGTCAAAAACGCAAACAACAACATTGTAGTGTTTATGGATGATGATGATCTATATGAACCTACATATATATCACACTCATATCATACACTAAAAGAAAATAAAGCGGGTTGCGTTGGTTGTGACAAAATGATAATCTTATATCCCCCGTACACCAAAGATGATTTTTATGCTATTGATTGTGGAAATAATAAAAAATTAATTCATGAAGCAACGATGATGTTTCATAAATCTTGGTACGATAAAACTAAAGGTTTTATAAACTGTAACCGAGCAGAAGGTTTAGGAATCACTCAAAGTTGTAAATCAAAAACAATCGCATTAACAAATCCATATTTAACTATGACAGCAATAGTTCATGGTAATAATACAATAGCAAAAGACAAATTCAAAGGTAATAATAATTTAGCCGATATGTTAATATCTCCATCTACAACTGAATTTATTAGTTCGGTATGTAATACTTAAAGTTTTTTTTACTATAAATATTAGATAGAGAATATGGTATTTGATAAAAAACAATATCAAAGAGAATATTATCAAAAAAATAAAGAATATCGCAAAAGACCACAATTTATAAAAACAAAAAGAATAGGAAATTGGAAAACACAAGGTTTAATAGGTGATTATGAAGCAATATATCAAAGATATCTTAATACTACTAATTGTGATTTATGTAATATACAATTATGTGAAGGCCGTAAAGGTAGTAATAGAAAATGTATGGATCATAACCACCAAAACGGACAATTTAGAAATATAGTTTGTAATACTTGTAATCAAAATAAAAGTGATAATAAAATAAGAACAGATAATAAAAGTGGGTATAAAAATATATCTTTTGATAAACGTGATAAAGTTTGGGTTTATAGAAAACAATTCAAAGGTAAAGATATTTATATAAGTAGCAAAGATAAAATAAAAATATTATGTATTAAGTTTGCTGGAATACTATTATATAAATATTAATTTGGAATATGCTGAATAATTTTGCTGTAATTTCTTACCTCATTAAAATTGTCACTCCATCCGTCTTTTTGTGTTATATGAATTGGTGTTATGCAATACCATCTATCTTTTTGTTGTAATATATCATGATACTCATCTATATTATATTTTCCATTATTTGGATCTTTTAATTTTAATTCAATTCCTTCTCTAAGGTTCTTTAAGTATGTATCATAATAATGAGATTTAACAACATAAGCATGATTACAAGATGCTTTAACTACTCGTGCTAAATCTTTTTCTACTTTAACTGGCGGTACATAATTCCAACAACCTAAATATAAAACATCAAAATCATATTTAATAAATTTGTTAAACTTTTCAATTAGTTTTTGTTTTCCTTCAATCTTAATATCATCTTCAAATATTATAACATAATCCCAATCATTCTCTTTGGCTTTTTCAATACAACCAATATGAGATAAAGCACATCCAACTAATGGAATATTATTCGATATAGCATTAAATCGATTTGGTTTTTTAATTCCTAATTTTTTAAGTTCAACAATAGTTTCTAAATTTCTTTCGGGTCTTTTTTCAAGGTTAATGTAAAAGTGTTTGTTCATTTATATTATTTAAAATATAAAAAAAAAATATATAATATACTTATATAATGGATAAACCTCCACCGAAAGTATTTAAAGTAAAAGACCCCGACCCCGATGACCGATATGCTGATATACATAGCCACCTACCCCAACCTCCATCACTCTTATTGATTGTTGGTAGTGTTAAACAAGGTAAAAGTAATTTATTAGTTAATTTATTATGTAATCCCCAAATGTATAAAGATAAGTTTGATATTGTAAAAATTATTAGTAATACTTTGAATGCTGACCCCAAAGGTAAATTAATGAATAAATATTTTGATTGCGAAGATCATTATACTGATGAGATGATAACGGATTTAATAGAATCTCAAAAAAAATATGAAGATTTTGAAAGACCAACAGTAGCATTAGTTTTAGATGATATTTTAACAAAAGATTTTAAAAAAACAAATGCAGTATCATTTTTAGCAACAAGATTTAGACATTATGGAATTGGATTATTAGCATTCACAACTCAAAGTTTCCGTGCTGTTAGTGGTTTAATTCGCAACAATAGTAGTGATGTAATTATTATGAAACAGCAGAACCAAAAAGAGTTAGAAAAAATAAATGAAGAATATGGAGATATGTTTCCCAATATATTTATGGATTTATATAAGAAAGCAATAGAAGACGCACCATATAGTTTTCTCTACCTTGACCTCCAAACTAACCCCGCCACGGCATATATTAGATTTGAGACAAAGATTGCTGAAGGACAAAATAAATTATTTTAATTTTATAAAAATAAAAAACTATATTATAATATAAAAATGGAACTTTATGGAGGTACTGCTTCAATCGCACAAGCAAATGCTTTAACACAACAAGCACAGCAATTAAACCAAGCAAATGCTGATTTTAATACAACATTAGCAGAACAATTAGACGAAGCAAATAGAGAACAAGACCAAGATAGAACTGCTAAATTACAAAAAAATCTATTAAGTGGTGGAACAAGTGGTGGTAAATTAGCAATTATTGCTAAAAGAGGTGGTATTAAAAGAGCGGGTTATTTAGTTGGTGGTTATACTGAAGCACCTTTAACAAGAGCAGAAGTATTATCAAAAGAAGTTGGTGCTGAACGCGCCCCATTAACTAATCCTCCTCGTGCTGGTGAAGCAGTAGCACAAAGACCAGTAGGAACAGTTGAAACTTATACTGGTGAAGGTAGATTAGCAGAACAAGAAGCAGCAAGAGCAAGTGAAGTTGCTGGAAGCACGGGTTTAAAAACAACAGCACAAGTCGTAGAAGAGGTTTCGGGTAAAGCAGCACAATTAGGTAAAGTTGGAGTTGCGGGTTTAGGTGGTGCTATAGATGTGTACCAAGATGTAGGAAGGTTGGTTTCGGGTAAAGTTGGTTGGGATGCTTTTGGTTCTAATACTGGATCTCGTATTGGTAATATAGCAAATATAGTAGGAAGTGGTTTAGAATTAGCGGGCGTTGCTTCGGGTGGTGTAACGCCTTGGGCATTAGCATTAGAAGGTGTTGGTGCTGCTGTTGGATTAGTTGGTAGTATTACGGAGGGAATTGGCGAAGAAGTATCGGGAGCAAAAAGTAAATTACAAGAACAAATGGATATTTTGAGCGAACAAAGAGGTCAAATATCAGCACAGCAAATAACCCAAGCTGTTTCGCGAACACAATAATTTTTATTTTTTTTTAATTTATTTTTTAAGAATTATTTTATATATTATATTATAAAATGAGTTCTTATTGGAGAAATGATGATAAAATCAAGATTTCACAAACACAAGTTTCTATTCCTTCTACCAACGGGCAGTCCTATTCGGGAACTGCGGGGCAGAATGGTCGCCGAGTAGATTTTGAAATTCCGCCAACTGTTAAGTTTATGGATGGTAAAAATAGCTATTTACAGTTTGATGTTAAACTTGCGATTCCATCGGGTGATACACCAACCCGCCTTCAACTTGATCCATTCATCGGGGGTCAGTCAGTTATTAAAAATATTCGCATCTATTCGGGAAATCGCGCCGTTCTCCTTGAAGAAATAACTGAATATAACGCAAAAGTTCAAATTCAGTATTCTTATGATGCCGATGATAGTTTAAGAAAGATGAGAGCATTAAAAGAAGGATGTTTAATGAATAATGTTGAAAATCGCGGAACACTTGGTACATCCGTATCTAATTTAATTGATACACACACCAATCCATATTACAAACCCGTATCGGCTGTTCCCGCTGCTCGTGATTGGGGGACTGCTGAAGATTTCTTAACTGCTAAACTTTCTCTTCCATTACACACGGGTCTATTTGCTGATGGAGGTGATAAGATCTTTCCCGTTCTTATGACAAATGGTTTATTTATTGAAATTGACCTTGAAGACCCAGCAAGATTTATTAAACAGTTAGATAGTGTCAATCGTAATCGCCGAACTAAACAAAATCCAGTATTTCATGGTGTAGATGCTGCTGGAACGGCACTTAATATCAGCAACGGACAAAATAGAACCGACATATTTTTAGGAAAACAAAATAATATGGTTAGTGTTGATAATTGTCCTTTTGTCAAGGGTGAGCGTATTGGTATATGTAAAGATGATGACCCTCACGCAGTAGAATGTAACTTATGGACGACTGCTGCTGGTGCGGCAGCATATCCTAAAATTACTGATATAACACTTGATGGTGGATATGTTAAATTAACAGTAGAAGAATTCCAAAACAATAATGGAGGAACTGGAACAGCAGCAACTTCAAATGATTATATTGTATTTTCTGCGGCATGTGATACAAAGAGAGTTCAAGTTGCCGATGGTACTACACAAATTTTAGCAAAGAAAACTTCATACCCCGCAACATGTACATTTTCAAATATGGAAATTGTTTGTCAGCAAGTAGGAGTAGATCCCCGATATGAAGCGGGAATGATGCAGAAGATGAGAGAAGGTGGTTCAATAGAAATTGATATTCCAAGTGTTACCAACTACAAACATTCACTATTAGCATCCAATCGTAATGCGACAGTTAATCTCGCAGTTTCTAATACAAGGGTAAAATCATGTATTATTATGCCGAGTGATGCGAAGGTTTATGATACTGCTGATTTAATTGGTGGTCTAAACACTACATATAGTGAGGAGGAAACAACCGACATGGATATTGCTCTTCATTCTATCCGCTCGGGACAAGTTGGTATTATTGACCGCCTTACCTCGTATCAGTTTCAAATAGACGACAAACTTGTACCAAGTCGTCCAATTGTTGTATCAAAGATTAATAAGGGTGTATCAATAGCAGCACAGCCTCTTATTGAATTAGAAAAAGCATTAAATCAAGCGGGTATTGTTCCAAGATCTTTTGTAGATTACAATAGAAACTTTCTAATTGGTCGTGCCTATGCTCTTAATGATGGGGTTGCAAATCTTAATAATAAGACCAATCAGTTACAACTCTTATATAATGAAAGAACTGCTGGAGGTGTTGATTTACCAAGTTCTCACAACAAACTCTTATACTCATTCATGTTCCACCTTCGTAGAATATCGATTCGCGGTGATTCAGTAACCGTTACTCTCTAAATAAATATTTTCTATGTATTTTTTTTAAATTTTTAATTTTAATTTATTTTATATACTATAATATAAAATGAGTGTTGCTAAAAAATATCTTTCCATTCAACCAAATAATGTTCCCGCAAGTGGTAAGGTTTCTCACGCAAGAGGTAATCCCGTATTAACTGTTACACTTGGTCGTCAAGATGCTATGCTTGATTTATCTACTCTTCGTCTTGCTGGTAAGTTAAATATATGGCGTGATGCTGCTGGTACTCT